GATTCGTCTGACCCGCTGGCAATTGGCGAGACGCAGATATATGGACCCGATGGAAGCGGCGGTACACAAGCGTATATAACCACGGTTCAAATCGGTGGCGGGCAAGTATACGTGTTCAAGCCTTTGAGCATGAACTTCAATGCCCTCGTTGGTCTGCCCAACGCGATAGCTGGAGACTCACCCGTCACCCTCAGTCAATATAACGATACACTTGCGACTGCACTGGCGAATATTTCGCACAATACGCTTCTGGACCTTGGGGCAGACGACCACACTCAATACTATAACCAGTCGCGTGGTGACAATCGCTATGTGCGGAACACACAACTCAATGTTGCGGGCGCGGCCTACGCGGGCGGGAAGATTATTTCTGACGGTGCGGGGTCTCAGAGTGTTGCTAACTGCTTCGGTGTATCGTCGGCTAGTATCAGCGGCAATACTTTTCTTATCAACCTGATTCAGTCAGTGGGAACGCTGAACAATATCGTAGTTAACTGCACGTCAAACACTGGACTCGCAGTTGGAACGACGACTGCTACGGTTGTAGACAGCAACACTATATTAATAGCGGTATTTTATTGGGACACAGCGGGCGGCGGTTCATGGATTCCCGCTACGTTTAATGGGTTACAGTTCAACTTTACTGTGCATAATGCGGGGGCGTGATGAAACCAAGTCCGGTAACAATATGTAATCAAGCACTACTGTGGTTGGGACAGGATAAGATAAATTCCTTGGACGAACAGTCCACTACCGCCGAATGGTGTTTAAACAACTACGATCAGTTGCGCGCCGCAGTTCTTGAGGAAAGAATGTGGACGTTTAATACTGCCCGAGTAACGTCTACCTCACAAGCAAAAGACGACTGGGGCGAACGCTTTGTTCATCCTATGCCCACCGACTGGACCAACGTGTGGCAGGTATACATTCGGCCACCCATAGGGAGTTCCAGCATTGGCGAGCTTGATAAATCATGGCGCCGAGAGGGGGATAAAATACTCTCTTACTGGGAGACTATATTCATGAAGGGTAGTGTAGAACTTACTGACGAGAGTAAGTTCACGCCCATGTTCGTTCAAGCACTGGCTGCACGCATCGCCGCAGATGCCGCCATACCCTTCACTGAGAATGCAAAGCTACAGGCGGACATGTGGTCGTTGTACGAGGGTAAGTTGTCCGCAGCGGCAGCGCGTGACGGCCAGCAGGGCGCTAACGATGTTATCAAGCAGACTCTTCTTATCGGGTCACGCTATAGCGACGGCATAGGAGAAAGATAAAATGGACCCCGTTACTATTGGTTTTCTGGCTACTACGGCGATCAGTATTGGCAGTAAGATATTTGGTGGCATGGCCGCGAACAAAGCGGCGCAGAAAGCCGCCGAAGAACAAGCCGCCGCTACCACGTTGCGCCGCACAGAAGAAATGCGCCAGCGCAGATTAGCTACTGACCAGCAGTACGGTGAATCGAGAGCGAAATTGTACGCCAGCAACATTCAAGAGTCCGGTTCATCAGCGCGTTACCTGCAAGCTATGGACATGGAAAATATGCGCGAACAGTCCTACGCCAGATACGCTGCGAAGAAAGAACAAGAAGCCATACTTGAGAGTGGTCAGGGCATGGGAACTTCCCTGTTCATAGCCGCCGCCGGTGACGCACTGGGCGCCGCATCTACCATGTTCGCGTCGTCACTATTTTCACCCGAGGTTGCTACCAACGGTGGCATACCCGGGTTCGAGAAAGCGACATTAAAGTCTTCTGCTGAATCGCTTTCCTACACATCTACACCAATGGGTATGGGCGCATGAAACTACCAGATATCGGAGTGCGGGGCGTACCACAGATCGCGTCGCCCAAGTCAGCCCGTTTAAACACCGACCTACGCACCATCGGTGCTGGTGTGCAGGCAGTGGATACACTCAGCAAGCAAGTTACCGGCCTGCTTGAAGCAGAAGTTAAAACCGACGCCGCTCGCCGCGCGTCCGCCGCGCAGCGGGACTACCTCTCCAAGTCCACCGAGATTGTACGGGACTACCATACCAATCGTGACTTGGACGTACGGGCATTGCCTGACGCGTTAGCCGCCGCACAGCGGGAAGCGTTCGACACGGTAGGCAAAGATGTCAACATGTTCGTGAACAAGCGTCTGGCCGCCGCACAAGAGGACTTCAAGACGCGGATTCAGCCCTCCCAACTGGAGGCAGTTGCCCGCGTGACCGAGTCGCGCCAGATCATGAACATGACCGATATTCAGCGTGACGCATTCGCTGGACTGCGGCCCAACTCTTCCGTAGAGGAAGTGTTAGCTACCGCAAGGTTTGTCGATACCCAGTGGAAACAGAGTGGGCTGGACGCGGTTACGGTTCACGAAGGGACATCCAACTTCACCGCCAACTACCTGACAGGAGCTATCGGTGTGTGGGCGTCCGCTGGTGATATCCAGAGCATGACCGATATCAGTGAGACCGACGCGTTCAAGAACATTGGTCCCGAAGGGCGCTTGCAGTTGCAGGCCAAAATCGACGTGGCTCAAGCTACCATACTGGACAATCTTGCCTCGGGCGTTAAAGGTGAGGTAGCCGACGGCAACATGACGTTGGATTTGGGCGTAGAAATGTGGGTGAACAAGGTCGCTGAAACCAACATGTCTCAGTCGCAGAAGGACGAGTTTGCACAGGCTGGCGCAGAGGATGTGTTTTCGTCCAAGATGGATGGGTTACTGGCTACTCAACAGTATGAAGCGGCGACTGCTCTGCTCGACGACGAGGCGTACGGTTTAAACGGCACGAACATAAAGCCCGGTGCGAAAGTTCCTGGCTGGCGTAAGAGCATTAGAAGCGGCGAGAATACTTCGTCTTCGGTCTCCACCACTATGCTGATCAGCAACTTGAAAGATATGAACACTCGGATGCTGGACGGTGGCACCATAGACGGTCCGCTGACAGCGCAGGCAATAGCGATCAGGGACAGCGGCATGTTATCCCAGTCGCAGCTTCAATCGCTGAACTTGGAACTCGCCACTGCTGACGAATACAACCAAGTGAACTACCAGATTGGGTCTATTCCGTCTTCGACTACAGCGCAATTGCACGATCAAATACTGGGCATTGACGAAGAGTTGCGAATCATTACTGGCGAGGCATCGTCTATTGGTTACCGCAACAAGAAGACCGCACTGGAAGCGGTACGGGGTACGCTTGTCGAACACGACACCGAGCGGCAAGACAAGCCAGTGGATTACGCTATCAGGGTGAGTCCCCACGTTAACGACGCATGGGACAAGTGGACCACACTTACTCGACAGCTTATGAGAGACCCTGAGACGACCTCTCTGGCCGATGTACAGCTCGCCTACGCTAACTACTCCGCGCTGGTTAATCAGGCTCAGGACAGCTACGGGACGCCCACGCGGGGTCGTAGCACGATACCGTCAGATTCAACGGCGCTACAAGGTCTTATGGATACCATGTTGGAAGGTACGTTCACTGAACAGCAGCGGTCAGTAGACGTACTCAAGAGCATTATGGGGGTGCAAGGGTTGAGCGATATGGTCGCCACTATCATGGACGACGAACCGACTACCGCCATGATGCTGGCGTACCACGCACTACCCCAAGGCGCCGGTCTAATCGACGCTGAGATTATGCACCGTGGAGAGCGTGTCGCCGAGCAGCAGAAGGGTGCCATCCCCACCAACGAGGATTTCCGAAAGAGTTTAAACGCCAACAATGTTTCTATGCCTTTTACGGCGTTAGGCGATTTGAACAGGATAGTATCGGCGTCCGTGTATACCTATGCACTGGGGATAGCTACTGATGAAGAACTTAGCAACGGGCAGTTCGAGCAAACCACACTGGTACAGGCTCGTAACGCGGTTATAGGCGAGCCGTTCCAGATATCGCCAAACGCTAATTTCACCGTACCGTTCCGTGATGAACAGACTGGACAGATGGTTCCGTCGCAAGATATCAAGAACACGTTTATACGGGCGCGTACCGAGTACAACTACGGGAATGACACCTTCGGGAAAGTCTTCAATGCTCAGGGTGAACAACTGGTCTGGCATACTGCCTTGGAGTACGCTACACCGGTTATGATAGCCAACGGCGTTTATCAGTTAGGCGTTACCAACGCAGGCGGATACGGCAGGAGGGGGGCGCTTATGATGCGCGACCCGAACGGTAATCTTGTACGCATGGTAATCAATTTAAACATGGTTGATACCACCGTGAACAGGTCGTTCCACTCCATGGGTGAAGTTGATCTTAGCAGGGTGAACTAATGGCACTTGGCTTTTTAATGGGAGCACGCGCTCCGGCGTCTCAACCGATAGCGGACGCTCACCGATTACCTGTTGACTTTAGTGAGCTGGTGTCCTCTGCGTTCGACAACGCCATGGCAAACAACCGCTTTACCAGTGAACGGTCCATGTTGCGCGAGACACAGGATACCCAGTACGAACCGATACTGGCCCGAGCCGAGGCTGAGATAGTCGGGTTCGACCGCATGAGCGTGCGACAGAAAGCACAGCAGTATTATGCCATGAAGAAGTCTAAGGCATTAGGTAACCGCTACGCACGCAACGACACCGAGGCACGCTACGCCGCTATGGCTGACGAGTTCGAGCCGCGTGGATGGGAAGTACCGCTCTACTCTATGACCGAGGAAGAAGCGGCCAATAGCGCCCGTCAGACGTTTGAGCAGTATCAAGAAGACCAGAATTTTGCCGTCACCAACAGTCCCAAGTGGGCAATGTTCTTCGGTGAAATTGGTGCGGCGTTTAACGACCCCGCCCAGTTGGCCGCGATGATTGCAGCTACGCCCATAGCCCTGACCACACGGACCATCGCCGCCGCCGGAATTGAAGGTGGGATTAACGTGGCGATTGATATGCCTCTCCTGCTCCGGCAGAAAGAATGGTACGCCAAGCAAGGCCGCGAATTGACCAACGAAGAAATGGCACACCAACTGATATTTTCCTTCGGGTTAGGTAGCGCCATAGGTGCGGGCACCAGTGCTCTGTACCGTGCGGCTGGCGGCGAAGGTAGGGTGTTCCTTCCTGTTATTCACACAGGTGCGGAAGCTGGTGTTGGCAGGTACTTCAACATCGACACCGCTCCGTCGTATGGACGCCTCGGTGTAGATCACCGGCAGGAACGTCCCGCGTGGTTGACGGAAGCTGAGTCAGAACAAATGCGTATAGACGCTAATATTCAGCGCAAAGAACAAGAGTATTATGACACCGGTTCTGACGCGGTAACAGGTCCGTACCTGAATGACGTAGTTATACCCCACATCGAACATCCTAGCCCGTTTAAACAGACGCTCCACGATGGCATTACCGGCACGCTTTACAAGGCCACGAAAGATAACTATGTCCCGGGCGTTACTCAGTTGGTATCCGAAATTGCGGATACCGGTAGGCACTATGCTTACCAGCCATACCATGGTCACCAGTATATGGCGAACGATACATTCACAACCCATTGGCTCGGCAAGGAATTGGACGCTGCCCATGCTACAAATATGGAGGAAGCGTTACTGGCATTACAGCGTGGGGATGCTCCGTCAGTACCGCAGAAGCAAGCCCTCACCGCTGCGATGGTGGTAGAGGATGCGCCCGCCCGCTTCGCAGACCTTAACGAGTTGATAGCGGGCGAGGTCACTATCTCTATGCGGAGCGGCCCTTATCGTACGTGGATAGACGGCAAGGTCCGCGAGATTATGGGGCCGAGAATGGAGCAGCAAGTGAATGCAGCTCGGGCGGACTTCCCTGAGAATCGCAAGCCGCTCACCCCGCAGGTAACCAAGCCCAAGACATCTGAGAAGCAGCGTTTAAACAGGGAAGAAAAACTCGCCCCCAAGCAGGTGAAGATAACCGAAGCCCGCGTAGCACTCAGATCGGATAAGACCAAGTCGGTAGTGTTCGGCAAGAAGTGGGCGAAGGCGCAGGAGAAGGGCGAGACGCTTAAAACGCCGAAGGGTATCCGCACCGCTGATCAGTTGGCAGCGCAACAGAAGCGTATTGACGACATGGCTACCCAGTTGGCTGACGAACGCAAGGCATTGAACGACGAGAACTCAGCGCAGATAGACTACGACGACGAGGTCGTACGCATCACCGCTATCAACGACGCCATGCGTATGGAGGCGGACCTGATTGCGCTCAACGCAGGCGAAATGCCCAACTCTCTCAAGGGAGTACGGAAGCGTTTAAACGAGTTCTACACCACGTTGAAAGACAGCCCCACGCTGCGAGCTGATGCCATGGAAGCTGGCGCAGCAGATCGGGTGAAGGGTATGCTCGGCAAGCCCATGACGGTTCAGGAAGCTATGGGCCTCACCAGTCGGACCGAGATACAGACGCCAAAGCAAGCATCGGCGACACTGGACTCGCTGTTCATTGAGATACAAGGTCGTAATCTGGACCAAGATATGTCGATACCCACCCTTGAAGGTTTCACCAGTACGCTTCGGGAACAGATGGACGAGATTGAAGCGGTTAGTGGAATGTCTACAGCCAGAGACGTGTGCGGATTATGAGTTCATTTACCGACTGCCTAGAACAAAATCTGCCCAAGGGCATCTTCAAAGATGTTAAGGAGCAGTACGACATCATGCTACGCAACGCTGGTGGCGACGAGTCGAAAGCCGATGTGATGCTGGCAGACTGGATACCCACGTTCCAAGATAATTTTAAGCGGGCACGTCTCGGCAATGTCATGGCGACAATTCGTTTAAACGATATGATAGATGTCCAACTGAATCGTATGGCAGATAACTGGGACGCGTTGTCACCGGCAGCGAAAGGGTGGGCGAAGCTGGTCAACTCCAACGTCCAGCCCACACGCGCCTACGCTACCGAAGTGGTGTACCAGAACGCAGACGTGAACGCACGAGCGCAGGCAAACTATGCCCTTGGTGAGTTACAGCACACCTACGATAAGATCACCGCCAAGGGTATGCAGTTGGACGCGGACCGCTCGCTCATGGACGAAGTCATGACCGGTCTTATCGACGGTGTAGACATGGTCAAGAACGCAGAAGTGCGGAAGATCGTTAACGAGCAGCGCAGAGTAATGGACGACGTTGTGACCCGCTACAAGCAGGCAGGCGGGCAGATGGGTAAGGTGGAGAACTACGTGCCCATCAAGCATAACGCCGCCAAGATCGGCAACGTGGGCTTTGAGAAGTGGTACGGCGCCTACCGTGAAATGACGGACATCAGCAAGGTTACCGATTTCAAGACCGGCAAACTGGTAGACGAGAGGCGTTTTAAAGAAATCGCCAACGACATGTACCAAGACATTATCTCTGACGGTTCTTCTCGGGCCGCGCGGCAGTTGAAGAATACCCGCAAGGTTATCAAGTTCAAGAACCCCGACATGTTCTCTCGACGTATGCAGGCCCGGTTGTCTTCGCCGAAGAATGCGAAGGCGTTTAAACGCTATAACGAAGAATACGGCGTGGGCGCCGACGGGATGTATGACCTTATCGTCAGCAACATCGAAGGTATTGCACGCGATACTGGTGTCATGCAGATCATGGGACCAATGCCTTACGCCCAGTCCGACCAACTAGCCAAGCTCGTCAAATCATCCGGCGGTGACCCTGCGGACGTGAAGCGAACAGAAGCGTTATTCCGTACCCTCGTAGGGCACTGGGAAGGTAGCGTTGACACTACTCTGTCGAAATTTGCCACCGGTATGCAGAACGTCGTTTCAGCTTCGCTGCTTGGTTCCGCGAGTCTAGCCGCCATTGGTGACCGCGTGTTCATCAAGAATACGATTCGTTTAAACGGTCTGGTGGGCAGTGAAGAACTCGGCACGTTTCTCAACTCCATGGTGGGAAACACCGACGAACTCTTGCGCGCGCTGCACACTGCCGAGGCGATGTCGCATACCAGCGTCAGCCGGTTCGACGGAGAGATAAACAATACGAACTTCGGCGGCGTGAACAACGCGCTGAACAACCTCAAGAACCTGAACCACCGTATCAGCGGGTTGCAGCGTATTACGCTGGCTACCGGTGATGCGCTGTCGCTCTCTTTCTTCGCCACACTGGGCAGCAACGTCCAGAAGAAAGTCGGGTGGGACAGTTTAAACAAGGACTTTCGTAATCTGCTCGCCACAGCGGGGGTTGACTCACGCGACTGGAACCAGTTACTAGTAAACGGCGTAGACGAGCGTGGATTTGTCACTCCCTTGGGGCTACCGGATGAACTGTCCGACGTAGCGCGCAAGTTGAATGGTGCTGATCTACAGCTTCGTACTTTCGCCACTAACTCCCCTGACCTACGCCAGCGCATGTACACGACCGGCAATCGCCTTGGTGCTCAGGTCAGGGGAGACTATGGTAACGTCCTGTCCAGTGCCATCTTGCAGTTTAAATCGTTTCCCATGATGGTCTGGCGCAACCACTTCGTACCCAACATGACGCGCGCTTTAAACGGCGATGCGGCCCCCATGGCTATGATGTTGGGCGGCGCCATGTTCTACGGCGCGCTGATCGTACAGCTCAAAGAACTGATCAAGGGCAACGAGCTGCGGCCATGGGACCACGAGCTTTGGATGAAGGCGTTTGTCCAAGCTGGCGCCGGTGGCTTGATAGGTGACGCCCTGTTCAAAGACCCCGACGCCTACGGGCGCAGCTTGGTAGAAGAACTGGCTGGCCCCACAGCGTCCTCACTGGGCGCTGCTACGCTTGCAGCGTCAGCCATGGGATGGTCAGCCGCCTTCGGCGAAGACGAGGACAACTTCGACTGGGGCGCTGTGACGCGTGCTAGTAAACCTTTCCTCCCACTGGGCACCGTCTGGTATGCTCGGGCAGCAGTTGACCACATGTTTTGGGACGTGTTGACCGGTGCGCTGGACGAGGACTATTACGCGAACGCACAACGGCGTAACATTGAGTCGGTGAAAGAGCGCGGCGGCGCTGGTTGGTGGAAGAAGGGCGCTGTCCTCCCACAATTCTAGGAGCGTTTAAACATCATGGCAGAAGGCGGAGAAACACGAAGCAAGACAGGGCACCGGACGCATTCACAGATGTCACGGCACTGGCAGGAATACGGCAAGAAGCACAAGCCCGCGAATCGCAGTCGAAAAAAAGCCCGCCGACTCATGGAGAAGGCGGGCAAAGTCCGTCGTAATGACGGACGAGAGGTTGATCATAAAGACGGCAACCCGAAGAACAATAAGAAGAAGAATCTCACCATCATGTCGCGGTCGGCTAACCGTCGTAAGAGTTAGCTTTCCATTTCCATTACCTTCGCTTGAATCATCGTGGCGAAATCAGCATCGCCGGTAGCATGAAAGAATTTTTTGTAGGGTATTATTTCGTCTATGCAGTGGAGGCATCTGTCTATCAATTGAGGTTCGCACGTCCGCACGGTTAACGCTTGTGGCTTGCCCCACGCGTTGTCTTCGCCTATGCGTATTTTAGACGTGAACTCTTCATGTACCTCGTAGAGACTCAGGGTTTTATGTTCGATTATTTTCTTGATAGTGTATTCGGTAACATTATCGCCAAGCTGGAAATACCCGCCGTATATCGACTGCACAAGTAGCGTCGTCGGTATCAACTCGGTGTGTTCGCGCACTACTTCGATAGCCGCTTCCACTACAATATCAATCCGCGACCGGCTCGCTTTTTGCATCCGTTTAAACGACCCAGTTTGTGGCGGAGGACTTGCCATTTTAGTGAGGTCAACGTCAATCGACATCAACCAGTTCCAGACGTGCGGCATCCAGTTTATTTTCGCCGCGTCTTTGATGTAGTTGTTGAACTCTTCGTACTCGGCAGGGGTGCGGCGCTTTGTGGGGTTGTCTATAACGAACATGCGGCGCGACCCGTCGGATAGTTTCATGGCGTCGGCGTGGTTAGAGAAGAACAGGAACGACGCGGCTGTCGTGACAGCGGCCTTGTTGCCGTACTTCGTGTTGACTATTACCCGCTGCGGGCGTGGGTCCACGGAAGTCTTCAACGTCTCGTACATTTTCGACCGCAGCTTCCCCTCGTTCTCTTCTGCCGCCAGCGTTTCATCTATCACCACGAACAGGGACGCCATGTGTTCGTTGAAGGTGGCGTCTTTGAACTTAGCCAGTTCGACCGGCGTGGTATTGTGCTTGCCGAACATGACACTAATCGCGTCCATCATCATGTTACGCCCGATACCCTCGGTAGGGGTGGTCATGATGATCGCCGGTCCTCGGAACTCTCTGCTCTGGACCTTCGCCGCCAGCCATTTTAAAAAGTATTCGTGTTCTTCGGAGTCAGGTATGAGGTATTCTATGTGCTGTTTAAACGGTCTTATAAGTTCCTCGTCGTACTCCATCGCGGGATAGTACGGCATCGTGAAATCGTTTACCCGCAACTTGTCGCCTTGTCGAACAATAGGTGATACTGACGTTGGGTCATAGGTGACGCCGTGAACTATTACGCACGTTGGTAAGACTGTCCATAAATCAAGCGGGTGTGCCTTGGTATACTTGGGAAGTCCCGCCGCTGTAAAACCGGAGAGTATTTTTTGTTGCGGGTACTTGCGCTTCAAGTTGTTAAACGGCACCGGTTCAATAGGCATAGATCGTATATCGTAGACCATGCCAGCCTTTGTTGTCATGTCGTAGACGTGGCGCGCGCAAAATTCTGCCATGACCTCTTCGACAGGTACGCTTGGTCCGTCTTCGTCTCGTATGTGCTGCAAGAATTCGTCGGTGGTGCGGTGTTCACAGTTGTCGTGAAAGCAATTGAACCAGCGTTTGGCGGGCCTATCGCCATAGCCTATAGGTTGGTATCCGGCGGTTATTTCGTTCTGCTCTGTGTGCCCTTCATACCATGGACAGCGAATTGTTATCCAATCGTCTGTACTGTGCTCCAGTATCAAACCCTGTTCATCTAACCACTCGACTACAGGGTCGAACACGCCCTCGGCGTTGAAGTGATTGATACGGATTGAAGACCACTCGGTTGCGCCGAACATGCGGGAGCGGTCTTCTTTCGCTATGCCCTCGCGCTCTACCTTCTCCCAGTCTATTACCACGCCCATGGCTTTGAGTAGCGACTGCGGATTCCAGTATGGACCGTCCATGTCGTGTAGCTTTATGGGGAACAGTTCTTTGTCGCTGTTCTTCTTACCGTTGACGCCGCACGGTAGCCGGACTTTCTTGCACGGCATGATGCCGCCCTTGTCCGTCAGTCCCGAGTGTTTGACGTAGGAACACAGATCACTGGCAACTTTGTAGGATTCGATGGGAGTCTCCAGCACGAACCCAAGCTGGAAGTTGCCCTTACTGGTCTCGATTTTGTAGGTGGGGTCAAGTCCTTCGGGGATTTTGTGCCATGGTATCTTGGTCCCAATATCATCGAGTACCACTACGTGGTAGCGTTTAAACGCGGCCTTCTTGTTGCGTACTTCCCCGTCGGTTAGCTCGACGGTGCTGGTCCCGAAATAGCAGGGCATCGCCATTCTCTCGCCTTGGGTGGCGCGAAGTTTGCCGATAAGCTCGGACATATCTTCGCTCAATCCTTTTGGCGCTTTGATGTTGGCGTGTGCTAGTATGTGTTCACCCTGTTCATTTGGGCTGTGGAATACGGTGCTGATGAAGTCTTCGAGCTGACCCACATCATACGTGATAAGATCATCGCGTAATTTCCTAACCTTTTTGTCAGGCGCCTGTGGTGGGCGGGAAGTAGCCCCTTCGGGGGCTGTTTCTTTTTTAGCCATTGTGAAACCTCTCTCATTTTTGCTATTTCCCGTAGCGGCTCATGATTTTATTGGGCGCTATCAGGGGTAGACCTTCGGACCACGGCAGTTGGGTCTCCATTATCTTTTGCAGTTCGGTCGCCGCCGCTTTTGCTTCCAACACCGGAACCTCTAATACTACTTCATCATGGACGTGGGCGACTACTGTCAAATTCTCTTCATCGCATTTTAGTAGTGTGGTCCGCAGCAAACTGGCACAAGTTGCCTGCGTTACATTCTCCACAAGTAATCCACGCCACAGCTTGACACGCGGCCATTCCTTTGCGCCATAAGCTGGTTTAAATGACGCCTTCAATGCTGTCAGTTCGCCTTGTTCTATGCGACACTGGGGATACTGAATTGTGGCGCCGCACGGTAGCTGTGCCACCAGAGTACCGTCCATCAACTGGGACAAGAACACGTATTTAATCCGGCCTGCTGAGAACGGAGTTTCAGGCTTGCGTACCGCTCTCTTAGCTGCGGCTTCCAGCGCATTCCAGAAGTCCACCGCCCATTGGTTCGCCGCCCTCCAACCGCGTACAATCGCCTCTACTGTCTCTTCTGGCAGCACAACGCCGTAGTTCTGTGCCATGGCAGCGAACGCGCCTGCGCCTCCTGCGAAGCCCATGGACAGTTCTACCACCTTGCCTAGCTGCCGGTCGCTCAATTGCAGGGCTTTCATGGTATTTGCGTATAGATCGCCGCCGTCTCTGAGCAGACTCAGCCGCGCGTGGGCGCGTCCGTCCAAGGACAACCACGGCAGGGCACCAGCCTCTACACTGGACCAGTCACCCACCACAAACAGGTGACCGTATGTCGGCACCAGACAGGGACGCAGCATCTTGCCTAGGTCTTCCATGGTGGGCGCGTTGCCGCCAATGTCCATCTGTGTAATCCAGTCTTCCGTCTCTTCGTCAGTGAAACAGTCACGCTTGAAGTTGTGAAGTTGCAGGCCGCGACTGGCGTACCGCAATGTCTGGCTGGCACCGGCGTAAATAAACGCGCCACGTACTCGGTCGTCGTCCTCGGCACGTTCTATCATGCGTTTAAACTTCGCCACACTGGATTTGTTGCCATCGTCTAAACATTCAAGAACTGCTCGGACGTTAATCGGGAACGCGTCGTCACGCAGCGCCAGAAGATTAGCGCGGACACGTTTGTCCATGGACGTTTTAGTCTTGCCCTTCTTCTTGACCTTGGTGTAGTGGTGAATGTCTTTGGGCAGTCGTGATAGCACCCACTTGGTTATTCGCTGGACCTGTGTGTGCTTGGTAATCTCACCATTGGTAAGGAGGGTAATGTCCTCGGCAATCTCCATCATTTCGACAGCCGCGTACTTGCTTGCCAGCGTCGCTAGCAGCATGTCTACTTCGATGCCGTTCTCGTTGATCTGTTCGCTCACCAAGTAATCGTAATGCTCGGAAGTGGTCATGAGACGCGTCTGTTTCATCACGTCTATCATGGACCGTACGTCGCTCAGGCAGTATTCGCCCATTTCTTCGGTCAAGGTTTGGTCGTAGTTGAAGGTTCCGTCGTCTCTTGGTATCGACAGCGCCCGAATTAGTTGTGGACCTCGAATGTCTTTGCCGCTATCACCTTTGTTAAGTGCTCGGTAGGCGTCGTTGAGCGCGCCCGGGATTGCGTTGACCCGGCACTGGGCTGCAACACAGTACCAGCGTTTAAACGCTATCTGTAAATCATCGGGGGCACAGGCTTCCCAAATTAAGCGGTCGAACTGGGCATTGAATGCGGCGACCAAACCTTTGGTGTTGATAATATAATTGCGGATTGGGAGTGGTAGGGCAGTGAACGAATAAGACACTCCGTCATAGGTTCCGAGTGACCAGCCTATGCAGATCACTTCGGTGGATTCATCATCGGCGTATTTGTACGCGCCTGCGGTGAGAAGATCGACCCGAGACCGCGTCTCAAGGTCGAGCTTCAAGAAGGCATCAATGCTCTGCGTCATTGTCCTTCTTCTTTTTCATGTGTGCGTCGGCAATGTCAGCGCGAATGGCTTGAATAACAATAGCACCCTCGTGGGCAGAGACCGCGACCGCAAAGTCGTGCCCTTCCAAAGCAGGCTCCATCAATTCAATCGCCGCCTTCACTGTCTTGGTAGCAACGATGCGTTTCGCGGACAGTGTTTCGCTAAACATTTTTAGCGCCTCCATCAAGGGACTGACAGCATCCCGCAGATCGTCGGGCATTCCCGCCGTGCCTACGGTCAGTGTTGCTTTGAACACTTCTATAATGTCCGATATCACGTCGCCGGTTGCGCCTGCGAGTAATACTTGCAGTTTTAGATCGCCCTCGATTACTATACCGACCGCTTCGATCAACTCTTCAATTGCGCCTTTGTCTTTTTCGTTTAGGATTGACATGTTTAAACTCGCTCTCGTATTGTTCAGACTAAAACGGCTCCCGAAGGAGCCGCTGTTTTTATAGTTGGGTCACGCTCTCCGACGGCGTCTGCGGGACTTTTTACCACCTCCCTCGTCTTCCTCGGTCTTGTCGGCCAACTTTTTCTTTTCTTCGCCTTCCGGCGCACCGTCCGCGTTGCACCAACTTACAATCGTGAACACCGGCTTATATACCTTGCCAGTGCTACGCTTGTAAGACTCTTCCGATAACTCGCACACTGGAAACCAGAATTCACTACCGCTGCGCGCCTTAACGATAATCTCAGCGTACAGCTTATCGGTGTTCTCCACACCACCGCCAGAATTGGTATTGAAGATGAAGGCGCCCAGTTCGGCATCTTCTTCTCCAACGAACGCGCCAGAAAACTGACGTGCTGTACCAGCAGTGAACATGCAGGAGCGACCATCGGCGTCGATACCCTCGACAGCGTCGGGTTGTGGAATGTTTGTTAAAGGACCGTCCGCTATGCGGGCGAAA